CCATTAAAGAAAACTCCAGAGGCAAGATTATTGTCGATGGATACACTTTAACGCATAAACAAACTATCTTCTGTGAAGAGTACGTAGCCAGCAATCACGATGCTTACAAAGCCGCAGTAGAAGCGGGTTACAAGTGCAAGACACGTAAGGCAGCCCTTAATATGGCCAGCGAAAACCTGGAA